GATTGAGAGTGTTAGCGCACACAACACGAACAGGTGTAATGCTTGCTTGAATAGCGATTGAGCCATCATGTGATGTGTTGATAAGTAAATAAGTCTTTACCTTATCTGCAACGCCGTTAGGGTCTAGAACAGTTTCACGCTCTAGTGCTAATGCACCAAATACAACACGTCCACCCTTGATTGAGCCAGCGGTTTCCCATCGTCCGCCACCATCTAGAATGTTATCACCAAATGAGAATAAATCTTCATTCTGCATAACATGGTAGCGCTCACCTACGACACCAAGAATGTCTGTCTGTGAATTGTCTGTTGGGTTAGTACGCAAAACGTACTGATAGTTTTTGTCGCTTGTTAAATGTGATGGAGTTTCCAAATCTTCCAGACGAACATTCCAGCCGTTGAGGTTAGCAGCCTCTAACATTTGTGCTGTATTTTTTTCTTCTGTGAATACGGTACCCAATCCATGCCAAGCAGGTTCACGGAAAGATGCGAATGATGTTTTTCCGTTTTGTGTTTCTAGGTCATGTGCCATGAGTTTTCTTCTTTCTGTTGTTGTTAATACAATCATACACGAATGGGCTGACAAATGCAAATCTATATAGTTAAAAATGGGAGAAAATGGACATTTTTTTAATGTGTCGTAAATCATAGTGTGATGTGGATCACAGGGCCCGAGCTGAATTTTTATGCAACGGCATGAATAAAAGGTGAGCAGTTTTAAAACGTGCTCAGGTTTATTAGTAGACCCCCTACTAAATATCTATGCGGTCCACACTGGATGATAGGTACGCAACGCCTTCAGGATATGATACAGAATCAAAATCAATGTCATGAATTAAATTCTGTGCACTCTCTTCATCACGTGCATTAACTGTAACTGAATACATTACTGTAACTTCAAGTTCAAATTCTTTTGTTAACTCAAAGCCACAGATGCTAGCAATCTCTTCTGCATCTGATTCTGTAATTTGTGCATTGTCAAGCGCTTCTAAGGTCCACTCTTGCATTTCATTACGCATACGGTTACGCTCTGCAGCCTCACCATATGAGCGCTGAGTTACTGTTTGAATGTGTGATTCAAGATTAGCAATACGCTCTTTGTTTGATACTAATTGTGACTCAAGAAATTCTCTTGTCATGTAGTGTGTGTCTGTTTTTAGTTGGTCCATTGGGGGCCTGCTTTCTGTTAGTTTGTTTAGTTTAATTGTACAGGTGCCCACTGACAAATGTCAAGCTTGATCCAGCACCCTTGCGGGAAGCAGTTTAGCGACATACTTAGGTCGTTTCCACTCTATTTATTTATACACGCATTTCTGTGGTCGTGTTGATTTATTTAGAGATAACGAGCAATCGCATTGTATGTAGAAGTATTGACTACTTCCTCATCTGTCATCTTGAGAATACGAATTGCGTTCTCAATTTCCTGCTTCTGCTCTAAGTAGTTATGACGACCAATTTGCTCAAAGTCACGCTCAGGCTCTTTTGGTAGGTCTGCCTCTGATGTTGTTAAATCAAAGTCAATGTTGAGTGTGTTGTTCCAAGAACGATAGTTTGTTCTAACATTTTCTGCTTTCTTGATGTTAGAAATAGCATAAGCAAAGATTTCCTTGCGCCACTTTTCCATAGCCTTGTTATACTTTGCTTCGTTTGCTTCTTGTGAGGTGTAAGACTTTTCTAGTTCTGCTAGACGAACTTCTAGTGCCTTGATTACCTTTGGTGTTGCGATTTTTACTGAGATGGATTTCCCGTTTCTTGCCATGTGTTTTCTCTTTTCTTTTGGTGGTTTATTTATAGTATAGGGGGTAGGTCTGACATTTTTAGTGTGAGCAGTTTAGAGTCATGCTCAGGACATAGAACTAACTAATTACGCATTAGCCTTCCATGTTGTCCAGCGTGTGTTGCCATTTACATCTAACTTCACACGAACTGTGTCCTTTGCAGTAGGTGAGATTTCAAGAATTGTTCCTGTTACCTTTGACTTCTGAGATGTGTAGAGGTCGCCTACCTTGTATGTGTTTGTTGCTACTGTCATTTTGTTTCTCCTTTTTAGTTTGTTGTATGTATTAAGTATAACATTTCCTACTGACATTTTTCAACTCCATTTCTTGTATTTCTCACTATTTGAGACGCTTGCGGGTGTGATTTATGTCACATTATTGGTTGATTAGCAAGACTAACAACCCTATTAGTGATAGGATAACTAGACTTTCCATTTATCTCCTCATTTCTTACTTGACGAGAATACTATGTCACTCTTAGAGTATACACACAATGAGCAAGAAACGCAAGCGCTTCCATTTGTTGAGATTAGGGGAATGGCTTTCTTATTCTCAGGACACTTAGCCCCTACCTTACCAATCATCTCTTTCATGTCTGCCTGTCCTACTAAGAAATTCTTAGCAAGGTAGGCAAGCTTTATGCCATGATCTTTTTTCAGGGTAACACCAATAGACTTATTCTCACTATCCGTAGAATAGTATAAAGAAAGATTAGCAATGTCCTTTAGCATTACCGCTGCGCTCTTCACACGTGTGTATACCCAAAATTGAATATCAGGATTATTAAGGATGACATGCTTCCATGCGAACGTATAAGTATCATTAAAGAAATCGCCGTCCCAGTGAATACGAAATAGCATAGGCGCTTCACGCTTTACACAATCAGCCTTAAAGTCTTTAATCATCTCTTCAAGCAATGCTTCAATGGTGTCATGGTCTGCGTCTTTGACTAACTCCCAATTGTGCAATAAGTTTTTCTTTACTGTTGGGAAGACTTTTTCCAATTTGCCAGCATAACAAACACTCTCGCATACGCTAGTCGCTCCAGGACATGAATAGTTTTTCCCTGCGGGTAATCCGAATGTGTTAGCGATACTTGCTTGTTTTCCATTAGGGGTGACGGCATTTGCTACTTTCCTATCTTTGCTTCTGAGTAATTTTGTCATGGTGGCTACTCGCTTTCTTTCTTTAATTTTAGCATAAGGGACTGACATTTTTTTCTATTGTATTTCTTTTTATTTGGGACAGCGGAGGCTGCATTAGAACGACGTAATTCCATTAATCGTCTTAATTCCTCAGCATTTTTCTTCATGTAATAATCTTACCAGAAATGGGAGAAAATATCAACTTACGTAATTGTGGCGTAGATCACAGGGCCTCGGCCCCTTTTAGTCTAAGTAGACGTACCAATCAACTTCTTCATCAAATGCAAACTGAACAACTTCTGATTCACCAAAATCATTTGTGATTTCAATGTCATAGTTATCTCCTGTTGAATCGCATTCAATAAAAGTTACTTCAACGATTTCATCATTGTAACTGATTAGATCGCCAATCTGCAATGCATCAACTTTCAATGCATCAGCTTTTACAAGTTCCATGTCATTTATTGTAGCACTCATTTATTCTAACCCCAATCCTAATTCAAATCCCAAGTCTTCATCATAGTCTTCAATGTTTTCTGGCAACCATGCGTGCAGGTGGTGTTGCTCAATGATAGCCCAAACTGGTGCAGCAGTTAAGCCCTTGTAAGAAATACCATCTGGCATTTCAATAGTCTCGTCCCACTTATCCTCATGAGCAAAGTCAATAGCCTGTATGCATACTGGCACCATGCTTAGCGGTACTGGTGGATAGTGATTACCCTGTAGGTGATAACCAATAGCCTGTTCAAGGCTTATGTCAATGTTTTCTGCTAAGTCTGTTGCGAAATTGCTTCCCATTATCGTGTTACCACCAATCCTGTTGTGTAAAGAGTTTTTGTGTGCATCTTGCCACTAGGTTCTGACAAGTTAATTGTTGCGTATTCTTTTGCATCTCCACTATCAACAAATTGCTGAAAAGTTTCAACGGCAGTTAGAGCATCACTATAACGACCAATCCAAACAGGTGTAGGTGCAGAGTCATAGGTAGCGGTGACAGAGTATAGGTATTCCATTATGCGTTCTCCAATGTGTATTCGTTCATTTCATTACTAGCGTACCATGTGGTGTATTCATTGTAAAGCATGACACCCTTGTCACACTCACAAAAATCTGTATCGTATTCGCCATGACCATTACCCCAAAAGAGTACGCCCTCATCATAGCAATCCATGCAATCCCAAGTGTTCATTATTAGTCTCCAATCTTTACTGCAAGTATGCGGTATGTATCTTTTAGATTAAGTGGTGCTGAGTAGTGGGGGCGAACCTGAACAAGATAACTTTCGCAATCTTGATACCATACATCAGACTTTTCTGCTGAGATAATTTCTCCCGTAAGTGTGCGGGACTTATAAGTTTTTCCTACAAGTAGGTTTTCTATTGTATAGACATTTGCTGACATGAGCAACCTCTTTCTTTTTGTTTAATTACTTTATTACTCTGTAATCCTATCATGGGTGTCTGACAAAAAACTAATTACTAGCGAGTAGTCTTAAATAGTGAGACGCTCAAAAAATGTGAGAAAAATCACAACCACGTAAAGTTATCCACAACAGCCTGTGGAAAACCTGTCGGGCAGCTTTTTTGAAAAAGATCAAGCAGTTTTAAAACTTGCTTAGGTTTTTTATTTTACAAGTTAGGATTGTATCTTGTTGATTGTTGCATGTGTGCAAACACATCTCGTTCATCTACCATGCAAGCAGAATAAAATTTATCCTCATCAAATCTTGGATTGTCAGAAGCAAACCATTCGCTAAATTCAAAAACTAAATCTTGAAAATCTAGTGAGTCAATTTTATTGATAAACTTATTTAGAATGCTTGCAGTTTCTACATAGTCTTTGCGTGTCATCATTATTGGACCACCTTTAGAATTGCGTATGAACCGCCTGCGTTAATTTCATCAAGGATAGGTCCTAACTTTGGAGCGATTAACTCTTTTAGCATTGACTCAAGCATTTGTATGCGTAGTGTTTCAGGTAGTGCACTCATTGTTGCAGTTACAGGGTGGCCCTCTTGAAATTCAGTTACGAATTTTAGGTTGTGTTCAATTTTCATTTATTAGTTTTCCTATTCTTTTAGTTTGAGTTAGTAAGTGTACGAGTGCCACGAAGTGTGCCACTAATTCCAAGAGTATCGCAAGCGATTTTAACAGATACGCCAACAGGTAATTGTGTTGGGTATTGTGATACGAATTGAGCAACAGCACCACGAGAGGCGAGGTTGATTTTTTTAGTAGAACCATTAAAGGTTTCTAGTGTTACAGTGTAAGTCATTGAGTGACTTCCTTTCGTTTAATTGATAAGACTATCCTATCAGGGGGGTCTGACAAATCTTGACATTTATTCGCTAGGCTCATTGTGATTTGTATCACACTTATTTGCTAGGCTCACTGCCTGATTTATCTTTATTTAATTGTATAAGTAGAATACTACACTACAAAAGCCAAAAAGTCAAGACGACACGCCGTAAATTGGAGAAATAATCGTGTGACCTTAAACACATTATTCCTGAGAGTCAACTGAGAAGCCCCGAGCAAAAAATCGCAGCTTTTTATTTCTGCGATCTTTTTTATTAACTATGAATTGCAATTACAAAAGCAAAACAAGTTATTGCGATTAGAATAACTAACAATTTATTCTCCTAACAATTCTAAAATCATTTGCAAATCTTTTTCATTTAGCAAAACTTGAGAAGCACCCCAAAGCCATGCAAGATAATTATCTCCGTGCTTTTCTTTTGCAAGAGTAGCAATGTCTTTTGTTAAAACTTCGTTCATTAGTTATTCTCCTTGTATAAAAAGTCCCAAGCCTCACGGCATAACACAATTGATTTGCAATTGTCACAACAGATAACCCCATGAGGGTTAAGGTCTAAGTCATAGACATCAACCATTGTAGATGTAGCACCGCATACTGATGCTAAAGGTAAAAAAGTACTCATTAGTTTTCTTCTTTCTCTAAAAGGTATTGATTATTAAGAGGGCGACTATTGCTAGAGAACATAGCCTCTATGCTAGCCTTATTTTTTTCTAATTGAGCAAGTCTTTTTTCTTGTTGCTCTTTAAGTATTCTGTTATAAGTATCCATTACGATTACTCCCAACTTCTAGTTGTAGCGAACACCTGACGATTGCTAGGTGTGTAGTTTTCTAACTCTGTTAGAGAAACTTCTAGGATAGTACCTCTTTGAGATACTAGGTCTAAGTACTCATTAGCGTATACTTCGCTAGGTACTGTTAGAGAAACATTACCAAACTCTTTTGATAGAGGGTAGTTAGGATTAGAGTTATACTCTACTTTGTATTTTAGTGAAAACATTTTGTTTTCCTTTCTTAGTTAAAACCTTTTTAACTTTCTTTATACTAGTAAGTATAACAGAGGGGTCTGACAAATTGGGGGGTGCAAAACGGACATTTAGGACATTGTGACGTAGAACACATGTGACGTACATCATGTGGATAAACCTGTGGATAACTGCCCGAGGCGGTGTGGGCTAAATCACATGCGACACGCCGTGTTTGGACTTGCATTTGTCAGGGTAGTGTGATAGTATTCTACTATACAAACTAAAGAAAGGTGTTCATCAAATGGATACACTAAACAGAGTAAGAGCAGAACAACAAGCACGCTATGCGGTAGCCCATGAGAAGGCTATGGCTAAGTCCCCTTGGATTAGAGAGAGCGTGCAGGCATACCGCAACGCTACACCAGAGCAGATTGCTGAGGTAGAAGCCTACCGCAAGCGTATGCTTGGCTGGTAGTGTGACCAACACCACACGCTAAAAGCTTGACTTTTGTCCCTATCCCTACTAGTATTATCACTATCAACAAACTACAGAAAGAAGAACAGACAATGACAATCACATACTCAATTTGGCAAGGCTCTAAACTACTAAGCATTGACAACATCGCACATGAGGTCAAGGCTATTGACCACCTCATCGCATCACTAAACGATAGCGAACTAGGCAAGGTCAAGAAGTTCACCGCTAACATTCAAAAGATTGAGGCAGGTAAGTAAGCAATGACTATTGAACTCAACGAATACGGATTCATGCTTGACATGGGTGACTTTATCTATCTATCACTATCATGGGCAATGTTATTGACTAGCGCAGTTATTATTGCAGGGTATAAGTTCTATACAGTACGAAAGGCTACTAAATGACATCAGCACTTTACGCACACACATGCGAGACATGTGGAGACACAGGCATCATTCTATTTGATGGCAACACCACACGCATAGACCCTTGCAAGTGTTAGAGGGCGTACCAGTACCAAGATGGTGGGCATACAGTAGTGTGCTCACTATTTTTTTTGTTATTTTTTTCTTTATACGTGTATCATACACAACTACAAAATATTCAGATTTTTGGGAAAATGAAAATATATTCAGATTAGTGGTATAATCGTACCTATGACTATATACGTAGATGGCTTTGAAAGATCTGGAAATACATTTTTGGGTGAGGCAATGGGATGGACACTTGAAACAGAGCTTTGGACTCTTCGCTCACACAAAATATCTAACCTACAAGAAAAGCTACCAGAGCACATATTTGTAGTCCCAGTTAGAGATGCTCTACCTACTTTGGTTTCTGCCAAGGTATACAGAGATTATATCTGGGCTAATAACCTACAAGTAAATGATCGCACAGGAGACCCTGCAGAGCTTGTACAAAGACTTACAGAATACGTTGACTACCTATTGACTGACGAAGATGTCTTTATTGCTCCATTTGATAAGTTTACATCAGACCACAATGCTGTGATTGATACATTTGTAGCAAAGTATCCAGACTTTGATGTAGCCAACAGATACTCTGAAGAAGAAATAGTTGAAAAGTCACCTTTGACAGAAGAGCAAAAGCAAGACCCATTTGTTGGTAATTTTAAAAGAGCTGGTGCTGATGAAGAAAAGGCAGCTGCTGAAAATATATTTTTAACTACATACGCATCAGAGATAGAAAGTATTCAGAATAAAATTAATACTCTTTATCAAAGATATGAAAACTATAACAAGATATAGGATACAATAAGAATATGACTGAAGATACATACGATGGACCATTGTGTTGTGCTGCATGCACATGCACTGCTTCACATAGCTCAAAGCCTAAAGACGAATAATCTTAATATTTTAAAGGGGTAAACAATGTCAATACTAGACAATCTTGAAGCCTATCTTGATTTTCTTGATCAAGAACCAGAAAACCTGTCTACAAAAATTTTTTCAGAAACGGTATGCATAAATTGCTCCGAAAAGGAATCTACCCATATGCCTAATACAGACAATATGGGCAGAGACAAGTTTTGGGAAAACTTAGAAATTATTTAGTCTTCAGTTTTTTCTAGTTCCCACATGCGTATATCAACAAAGCCGTATAGAGACTCGTACGCAGTTTTTTCTTCTTCTGCTTCAACGATAATCCTAACACTTTCTTCAACGTTTAATCCTGGGCTGTAATCTTTTTGAGCATTTTCTTTGTAAGTCTCTTCTATTACGCTCAGTATAGGCTTATAGTAATGCTTAGGCAATTATGTTCGCCTCCTTTAGCTTATCGTATACATTTGCTAGCATAAAGGCTAGAGATTGCTGGCTTTGCTCAATCTTTTCCTCAACTTCTTGTGCATTCATTCCATTTTGCAAACAAATGTTTCTGTTGTCTTCATTAAGGCTGTTTAGCATAAGGACAACTGTTTCTGTCTTTTTTTGTTCTTCAGTCATTTTATCACCATTTCTCTATTGGACATTTTGCTTGTTCTAATTTAGTTTTGAGCTTCATAAAACAACCACACTTCATACAAGTCTGATTGCCTTTACGAAAGAACTCACACGTTTTACATATTGATAAACGGTATTGCTCAAGCTCTTCAGGACTTCTAGGAGAACCATTAATAAGATCCCAAGGACGAACCTCTTTGCTCATAATATCTCCAATTTTGTCGGTATACCAATGATATCACAAGAAACTGTAGTCCACAACTGATGAGACATAGTAGGACGTATAGTAGCAGACATTCCTGGTATATCCATTACATATTTATAGCCTTTGCCATGCTTAGATTCTTTTCTTGACCAATGCTCAAAACCATAATCAAGGTTTATTGCTTCAAAGACAAATAGATGATATGTCTTAGGATCAATTTTTGACGGGATAGAGGACCAATCCTGGTCTGCTTTGGCTAAACACACATAGTAATCAGCATGAGTAGATGCAACAGACTCTACCATCTTCTCTAATGTCTCGTGTTTGCCAAGCCTAGACCCAGATATAACCAATGTAGCCTTCTCTGGGTCATATCTTCCTGACTTGACACTTATACTATGCCCAGTATCTAAAGTCATGTCTATACTGATGCTATGGCTTCTATCAGGCTTCCAATCATTTGGCATACCGTTTTCATTTAGGACATCGGAAACTAGTTCTTCTAAAAATTCAGATGTACAAGGTAAACGATATACAGAATGATGGATTGCCAATTTAGATAGCAAGCCACCAATTAAAACATTTCTAAGTTCATCAAGCATAGTAAACCCAGTGTATCAGACATGTTGGGATTGTGTCAATCCATGTGTGTCTGTGTAATGGTTTGATATCTCTATTTCGGCGACGACTTTAATACAATTCATTTACTGGCGAAACTTAAAGGCAGCACTTTATTTTTTTGTATCTACCCGCCGAACTTTATCTTAAATAATGATATAATTATCTTATTATGACAATTCAAGATTGGGCTTCGTTGATTGTAGCAATTCTTACAATTGTCTCATCATTCGGTTTAGCTGTAAGATGGCTTGTAAAGCATTACCTAAGCGAGCTTAAGCCGAATTCTGGATCAAGCTTAAGAGACCAGGTTAATAGACTAGAGGCTGCTTTAGACGAGCAAAGAATAGATTCTATTGAATCTAGAAATCGCCAAGAATCAAAGCTTGACGAGATGTATAGAATCTTGATTAAACATATTGCCAATACTGACAAATAATATATCTATAATATATTATGATTCCAAAAATAATATGGCAGACACATGAGCCTGAATATTTAGATCTTAAAAATAATCAATTAAACGTAATACATACTTGGAAAAATCTTAATCCTGATTGGGAGCATAAATATGTTAGCTCAAAATCTAGGGAAAAGGACATAGAGTCATTTGACAGCTTTTTGTATGAGTGCTATAAGGCTTCTAGCGGGGTAAATCAAGCAGACATATGGAGACTTGTCACTATCTATAACAATGGTGGGTTTTATGCTGATATGGACTCTATATGCCTAATGACTTTAGATGATTTGCTTTTAAATGATTATAATAACCAAGAAATGATATGTACACCACCAGGATATCAAACAGATAGCTACGAGAATTGTTCTAATAATTCAAATTTTGCTGCAGTTAAAAATAGCACCATTATAAAATCAATGCTAGATAAAATAATATTAGAGTATAAAAAAGAAAAAATAATGCTTGAAGCAAAAGGTTCTTCTTTAAATTCTCTTGTTGATGGCTACCCGTGTTGGCAAATTTTTTGTGATATTTGCAGTATCAACAAAGATAAAATACTTTTCAATAAAGACTATGTAAAACACTGCCACGACTTTAAAGATAAATTTGAGGAAGATATTGTGGTATTGTATAAAGGTCAAAAGATAAAATATTCAACTTTGTCTATAAGTAATAATTGGAATATATATTAACTATATAATATCTTTTAAAAACCCTTATACAGTATATTCTTTTCTTTATATATTTTAAGTATACACTATCCTTATTCTGGCTATTGTGTATAAAACGGACATTTGGTATATTTATCATTATAACTTTTTTGTAACAATTTCAAATACCCTGGCTTTATAAAATTTTTATGTCTAAAATGTCCAATTTGTATATATTTAAATAAATAATGTTATACTTTAAGTCTGCTAGTACTCAGATTCTAACCCACCCCACTGCGTCTGAGTACTAGCTTTATTTTATGGTATAATCAATCATATGTGCACCCCAGCAATAGAAAAATTAGGAGCAACTCCAGCTCACATACAGTGGACAGTTGTTCGTGGAGATTCATCAAGCCTAGCTGTTCAATTTCTTGAAGATGATGAATCCACTGGCTGGGACATAGAGGATTGGGACTTTGCAGCAACTGCCTATGACGTATCTGGTGATTTTCTTGATGAGCTAGCAGTCAATATCTCTGGTCATACCGTAACAATTTTTGCATCAGCAGATCTTACAAAAAACTGGGGAACAAAATATACTTCAATAGTATCTGAATTACCATTTGACCTACAGGCAACCATACCCGCTGGAGAAGATGATATAGAACCAACTGTTTGGACTCCAGTACTTGGAACAATTTGTGTTCTGGGTGACATAACCCCTGGAGGTTTATAATGCCAGTCATTAAAGTTGAGACATCTCAAACAAACCTTCCACCAGTTATAAAAATTGGAAAAAAGGTTTTTAAGGTAAAGAAATAAAATCAGTCCATGTCAACTAGCATGGATTTTCCAGGTAAGTCTAAAAAATATTCAGATAATGTAAACAACTCTTATCAACTTGAGCAGTCAGTTTCTTTTATAGCTGTACCTGGACCACAAGGAGAGCAGGGCCCAAAGGGTGATAAAGGCGATTCTGGACCAGAAGGTAAACAAGGACCACAGGGAGAGCCTGGAAAACCTGGTAAAGATGGAAAAAACGGTAGGGATGGAATAGCAGGAGAAAGCAGCTTGTCTCCATCAGGTCAAAGAACTGGTTGGGCTCTTTATACAAATAAAGATCAAAAAGATATTACTCTTGGTGCAACAAAAGGAAATGATGGCTGGGTTAGCTTTAGCTTTGATTGTAGGGGCAAGAACAATGAACTTTATTTACCCGAAAATAACGTTTCGTTATATAATTCACAATCACAAAAAATCAACCTTAAAGCACTAAAGGTGGGATCAATTGTAACAGTACGTTATGATATTATTCTAACTACCCTTACCAACAACACTGAGGTTTGGTTTAGAACCTATATACCAGAGTCTGATTTTTGGCCTACTACCTTTGCTGGAAACCTAAAATATCAGTTCTCATACGACATGTCACTAGAGCACACCTTTTTTATAGAAAATGACATGGTTAGAAACTATGGTGGGTTGCCACAAATATTGACAGATAATGATGCTTCAATGGTTGCCAAATCTATTTATATATCTGTTAGGTAAAATATCAAAAACTGTATAATCTTATGGTACAATTACTGCTATGAGTCCTAAAAAGCCTGGTGTCGTAGAAGCGCAAAGTAAGTCAGCACCACTACCACCAACCATTGGGACCGCTACAGATGTTGGCGGAAATCTAGCTTACAATGCTGGACAAGTATCAGTAACTTTTACAGCACCAACATTTAATGGTAAGCTTCCAATAACTACCTATACAGTTACTTCATCACCTGGTGGATTTACTAACACAGGATCATCTTCACCAATTGTTGTTGCAGGATTAAATACAGCACCTTCATCCTCTTACACATTTACTGTTACCGCAACAAATGCAGCAGGAACTTCATCTGCATCAGCTGCATCAAACGCAGTTGCACCAACATCAGTGCCACAAGCTCCAACAATTGGAACAGCATCTGGAGGAACTTCTGGAGTTGTCTCTGTTCCATTTACAGCTAACAATAATGGAAATAAATCAGTAACAATATTTACAGCAACATCAACTTCTGGGCGTACAGCAACAAGCGCATCATCTCCTATTGCATTTACAGAAGTAGCAGCAGGAACTTATACATATACTGTTACCGCAACAAATGCAAATGGAACATCTCTTGCATCTGCAGCGTCTAATCCTGTTGTTTCTACTTTTGGTCCATTCTTTCCTCCATTCTTTCCATTCTTCCCTCCATTTTTTCCTCCGTTCTTCCCACCATTCTTTCCACCATTCTTCCCACCGTTCTTCCCACCATTTTTCCCACCGTTCTTCCCATTCTTCCCTCCTTTCTTCCCTCCTTTCTTCCCACCATTCTTCCCGCCATTCTTCCCTCCATTCTTCCCGTTCTTCCCTCCTTTCTTCCCACCGTTCTTCCCTCCATTCTTTCCGTTCTTCCCTCCTTTCTTCCCACCTTTCTTCCCTCCATTCTTCCCATTCTTCCCTCCTTTCTTCCCATTCTTCCCACCGTTCTTCCCATTCTTCCCACCGTTCTTCCCGTTCTTCCCGTTCTTCCCATCATTTGCACCACTACCTCCATTCTTCCCACCGTTCTTCCCGTTCTTCCCAGGATTCGTTGGACCGTTCTTCCCAGGATTCGGATCACCAGGTGGAGGATTCTTCGTCTAAGAGATAAAAATTCCCTAGTGTTTGTTTAAATAAAACATTCATTAGGGTTTTTTTTGTTAAAAAAGTTTTACTTGAATTATGGTATACTTAAATTAAATTATTGGGGGGTATATTTAATGTATGAACAAGATGAAAATAAAAATCCTTGGTTTACTAAAGACAGGTCAGAAACTGTTTCTAATCGTGTAGCAGAAAGATTTTTAGATAATGGAATCTCTGTTGAAAATTTAGCTTTAGGTCTACACATGTATAAAAATACATTTTCTTTAGATGATGCTAACAGATACATTAACACTTTAGAGTCAAACCTTGGAAATGATAAAGTTTATAATTGGTCAGATGCTACAGTTACAAATTCTCCAAACCCAATTAAAAAAGCAAGAGACTGCGTTGATTTTAAGTACAAGCAAGAAAATTTAGGACCACGAAATAGCGACAATGAGCATCTACTAGATCTACATGAAGAGATATATCAAAAACTAAAATACTGTATAGATGACTATGCTAAATACTGGGGAATAAGTGTAGTGTATTATGAGGCATTTAACTTTGTAAAATATGAAGGTGTAGGAACACACTTTAATATTCATGCTGATCACGGTCCAGCATATAATTGCACCGTTTCTGCTGTAATATATATAAATGATGACTATGTTGGAGGAGATCTAAAGTTTCCAAGATTAGACAACTTAGTCTATAAACCAAAAGTTGGAGACATTGCAATTTTTCCATCTAACTACATATACGAGCATGCCTCTCTGCCTATGGAGTCAGGAACAAAATATTGTGTTGTTGTTATGACAGATATAAATGAACTAGGGCACAAGTAAAATCTATGAATTCACAAAATGTAGTTTTTAGATCTTTTAGGCCATGGCTAAACAAAGATAGCAAGTCTGTTCCTTCACCAACACAGGATACGATTCCAGAATGGTATAAAAAAGCAGATAGATTTGCAAAAAAAGTTAATGGTGAATACTACGAAGCATCAGCACAAGTTTGCCCTTTTCCAAAAGAAGGTACAACCAGCGATTATGGAAAAATTCCAACATGGAAAGCTTGCCCAGCAATTATGGATGCTTTTTCAACAGGCTATGTTTTAAAAACTCCATGTGATATTACTTTTTTTAAAAATGCGTATGGAATAATAGACGTTAAAATTGATGATCAAAAACACAAAGATTTTTGTACGCAAAGATCAGAAATGGCACAATTTGAACAACCAAAGGGCTATCATAAAACTCATTTTGCCTGGTTTTCTGATTGGGGATTACAGTTACCAGATGGATATAGTGCTCTATTCATGCAACCAATGAATAGGTTTGATTTACCTTTTTTAAATACTACAGGGGTTGTTGATAGTGATAAAGTTCATCAGCTTGGAACTTTTCCATTTTTTTTAATTAAGGATTGGGAAGGAACTATTCCAGCAGGAACACCGTATATGCAGATATTGCCATTTAAAAGAGAAAACTGGGATCATCAGTTAGAAATATTAGACTCAGAAACAATATACAAAGAAAGAACCGAAAATGTAAAACTTTTCCGCCAACCAGACGGCGGTATTTATAAAAATAAAGTTTGGTCTAGAAGAGAATACAAATAAAAGGGGTAATAATGAAAACTTGGACAGATAAGATAGACTACGGCAATGGAATCATTTGCTATAAAAATGTAATAAAGGATGAAATTAAAGTAATTGAAAGAATTGAGGCAAACTTAAAGCCAGAAGGTGACACAACTGGCTATCACTGGTATCCAGCATATGTTGGCTATAAGCAATTAATGCCAGAGTATAGAGATTGCAATGACTTTAAGTTTAAAAAAACAGACATTGAAAACGACACTAGCGAAACATCATTAAACCTTCAATCTTTATGGCAAGATGTTTATGATGCACAGTTTCCAGCAGTTGAAGATTATAGACAACAGTTTAACATTATGAATTTAAAGTACTGGGAAGCATTTAACTTCATTAAATATGGTCCAGGACAACACTTTCAAGAGCATCATGATCATGGGTTTTCTTATAACTGTACAGTATCTTTAGTTGCATATGTTAACGATGACTATGATGGCGGAGAGCTGTACTTTAGACTACAGAACCTTACAGTTAAGCCAGAAGCTGGAGATCTTTTTATTTTCCCTTCAAACTTTATGTATCCTCATAGAGCTATGCCAGTACATGCTGGTACAAAATACTCTATCGTAACTATGCTTGATTATAACAAAAAGTTCCATACACCAGAAATGTATGTTGCAGAGGAAGAATAATGTTAAATATATCTGTTGAAAGATCTTTAGATTCAAAGATTATAATCTCTCCAATGTCAATAAAACGAGATTGGATGGATGTGACTCCAGAAAAACATGCTTATAGGTGTTTTCCAGTTACACAGGCAAATATGATTGGTTGGAATCTTTCATGTACAGATGATATTGTTTTTATTTGGAATGGAATTAATGACACAAGCTCTGATAACGTTACTATTTTGCAAGGATCAGATATAACCTATACTGGCAGAGGTCAATCTACTGTAAGCTTCCACACAGGACTAACTTTTAGAACTGAAAAAGATGTTAGTATGTTTACTATTAATCCAGTAAACTATTTTAATGAAGATTTTGAAACAATGTCTTCCTTAATAAGCACTTCATGGCTAGATACTGCATTTCCTTTAGCAATTAAAGCAAGGTCAGCTAATAAAGAAATAACAATAAAAGCTGGAACCCCTTTGGCCACTATAGTTCCAGTTTCTTTATCTGCTATGGATAATAGCGTTATTGAAATTTTTGACTATTCAGATCCAGATCGTAAAAGACAGATGGCACATCAATCATATGGTGAAGCTGCACAAGAAATTAATAAATCAGGTAAGTGGACTGATTGGTATAGGGACGCAATAAATGAAAAAGGTGAGAGTGTTGGCTCTCATGAAACCAAGGTTTTGCGTCTTTCTGTTAAGGACAACACAAAAGAAAAAGGAAATGGTATAATCTAATTATGGACAATATAAACGCTTCTGTTGTAGTTAGAAAGCCTTCATTAACACCTTCTGGTTGGTTTGGCAGTGGAAAAGAAATGATTGTAGAGCTTGAAAACTTTATGACTCAAGAAGAAATGGATTTTTTAGAAAAGGCTGCAAAGTCTTTAACAATTTGGGATGTTACAGAAAGCCATGTCAATGAAAACGGCACAGTAGTCTACGACTCTGACTATTGGAAAGATAGAGTTGCAACACAGCCAACATTAGATAAAAATGACCCATCAATCTCGCCAGTAATAGCGGGACTATTTCAAAGACTTAAGCCAATTGTAGAAGAATTTTATAAAGTTAAAGTAACTCCAACTGGAACAACTATTGTTAAATGGCTTCCAGGACAATTTCAAAAGCCTCATGCTGACAAAGAGCTGCATGAAGGTCCAGATGCTGGATTGCCAAATGATTTTCCAAACTACGATCTTTCAAGCCTTTTCTATTTAAACGAAGATTACGAAGGTGGCGAATTATATTTCCCAAACCAAGGAGTTCAGTTTAAGCCAAAGAAAG